AGCTCTTTCCCACACCACGGAAAGCCTGTATTTGAAGACGCTTAGGTCCATGTTGAAGATAGTCTGCGATTGCATATTGGGCACGGGTGGGCGAAGGAAGATCAAGCTGTTGCCACAGAGCCTGCAGAAACAGCTTGAAATCATCTTGCAACGCCTGAACGACGTTGGTCATCTTTTACTTCATTTTGGTGGTGTATTTTTTGCCACGCCAGGTAAAGGTTTTTTTGCCAGCTTTACGAGCCTTGGCAAAGGCAGCATCAAAGTTAGAAGCTGCCGCTTTACGGCTAGCTTCCTTTTCTTTGGCTTTGTAGTCACTGCCCATGCTTGCCATGGGTTTCTTCGGCTTAGGCTTGGACTTAGGCTTACTACGCAGTGCTTTGATTGCATCTGCAGCAAGAGAGGCTGCAGCAACAGCTTTTGCTGGCAGGTCAGACCGTGGATTGACAAGGGTGCCAACCTTTGCAGCGGTTTTGATGCGAGGGTCAAAGCGGGGCTTATTACCAACACCAGGTGGTTTAGCTGTGGTCTTAGTAGCAGGTGTGGTACGTGAGCCGATCATTCCGCTTACGCGACGGCTAGGACCTTGTTGTGGCGGAGTAGCTGGACCTGAAGCACCACGAGGAGCACCAGTGCGGGTACGGGTTACGCCGCGGCCACGGGTTACACGATCTTTAGATCCGGTGCGACGTTCTGTCTGTGCACCTTTTACTCTTTGCTTACGACCTTTGTCAGAGGTGACTGGTTTTTTAGCAGTGGTCTTTTTGCGACGATTGTAAGTACGTTTTGCCATCAGCGGCTGCTCCTGCGTGCACGACGACGCTCAGCAATAGACAGACGTCTGCGTCGGGGTGCCGGTGCCGGTGGATTACGCCTTGCACGCTCAGCACGGCCACCTGGACGAGAAGGTGCAGGGGTTCCTGTACCACGACCTCTAACACCTACACCACGAGAACTAGGTTTAGAAGTTGACTTAGGTTGTTGAGGAAGACGACCTTTGACACCTACACCACGAGATTTAACAGGCTTGTCTTTTGGTTGAGACTTGAGTTGTGGGTTAGAAGGCATGTTTTCACCACGGGTGCCGCTGGAAGACCGATAGAACCGGCTCGCAGCTTGTTCTTTAGTGGTTTGACGTGGCTTAGATGCAGCAGGCTTTGGCTTAGATGCAGCAGGCTTTGCTTTAGGTGCAGCTTTTTTAGCAGCCTGCATTTGATTTGCCATGTTTTTCAGTTCAGCCGCACTAAGCTTTTTACCACGAACTTTTTTGTCGTAGTATGCTTTCATCTGTGCGACAGTCATCCCCATGAAGGGGTTTTTCTTAGCAAAGTTAGGTGATGCCATTACTTAATGTGAGATAAAATAAGAGTTTCTCTGAGACGGTTAATACCAAATGTTGCTCTCATCCACGAGAGCCAATTACTACTTCCTTTGTCCTGATTACACGCTTTGCAGCAAGGTACGAGGTTACTTGTAATATCTTCTCCACCAAACGTTTTAGGGTGGACGTGGTCAAGTGTAAGTTCGTGTAAGTCATAAGTTTCTCCGCAATAAACACATGTGCATCCAAAGTGTTCTTTGATGCTGCGCCTCCAAAGGCGCTTGGCTTCAGAGGACGTCATGGTTATTAGGTTGTATAGGTAGTGGTCAGGACTAGGAAGTAAAGGGGTCATGCGTAACGTTGTTTCATGCGTGGACGACGGCGGTTTTTAGAGGCATTCTCTGTCTTACCTTTGCCAGGTCCAGTGTGAGATGCGTCTTTACCGTCTCCGTTACCGTATGTGCCAAGCTTTCGGTTGAGCTTGTTAGCAGCAGTACGGATCATGAGCCCTTTTTTAGTCTTATTGTAGTTTCCTTGCTGCTTCAAGCGGCGTTTACGTGCAGCAGGGTTGGATTTGTAGTAAGAAGATGTATTCATCGGCCATAGAGCCTTGATTGAACGAGTTCAGGATCAACTTCTGGCATGACAGCAGCTAATTTGGCAAGTGGGCTGCTTTCCAGGGCAACACCACTGATGTCATTAGTTTTGAGCCAATCACAAGCTGCTTTTAGGTCCTGTGTGGTGGCATCACCGGACTTGATACGAGCGAGAAACTCTTTAGTCACCAGATTGTGCAGTTCGTTGAACTGATCCTCTGTTGCTTTCTTTTTCATTATGCAATGTTGTGCTTAGCCGGTCTGAACTTTTTACGACGACGTTTGCGTGCACCTTCGTATGGATCCTTTTCTCCAGGTCCAAATCTAATGAGGGTCCGTGTGAACTGACGATAACCGTCGTTAAAAGATTGAGCGACTTTATTGTTTTTGTTTGGCATTAGTAATGCTTACGATTGGTACGATGTCGTGACATATAACTTCGACACGACTGCCTGGTCTTAGTGTAAAGCCAGCCTTCATGATTTCTGTACACTTCAATGCTCTTGTCAACTCATATTGGAGCCGCATTGTCTGTTCGTGTCTACGTGCTATCTGTTTGCACTGCTCAATCATGCTGCCGTCTAGCGGAATCATAAAAGACATTTGCATACCGTAGTTGTTAGACCGAACATAACCGTCAGCTTCGTACGGGATGGTGTCATTGCCCATATAGAACGGGCTAAATGTCATCGTAGCACCATTGCAAGAGTTATTAGCACCAAAGATCTGTCTACTTGGTGCACCATTATTCTGGAATTGTACAGCTTGGTTAGTAACATTACCCGTTGCGGCTGCAACAGGGTTAGATGTATTTTGTACCTTTGGATCTTCTGCGTATGCAGGAGTTATTGCGAGAAGATAGAGAGCGAGGTAGTGGTAGAGGTGGATTCGATAGTTTCTGTGACGTCGATTGTCTCTACGACTCCTGCATCGCGGGTGGTTATCTCTAGTGACCATGGGTCTCCAGCGGTGGTAACTGAAAAGGTGGTGCTATCCCCAGCAATATCTGCGCTGGGAGTTACGTTAGACCCAGACCAGCTATTGTAGTCACCGCCAAACACCTCTGTCTCAATAGTACGTTCGATGTCGATGGTAGTAGTTGTGGTGGATTGCATCGACCCCTGGGTAAACTGTGGGGTGACAGTCTGTGCTGAGACTGGAGCAGCCAACAGCAACAGCAAAAGTAGTTTTTTCATTTTGGTGGGTCAGATTTAGAGTTTTTATCTACACGAGAAATGCCATAGGAAGCTAAAGTTCCACTAAGCAAAGATGCAACAAATGTTGGATCCATTTTCTGCA